TCAAGATTAAAAAGGTTTGGTTTTTAGCATGGCATTAAAAGGAATTTTAAAAAACAACACAACACGGTTATTGGCTGATAGAGTTGATTTATTAATTGACACTATGCGAGGGGCTATTGTTAAGATTGAAAATGAAAATAACAGCGATTTTAACGCTATTGCAAATGATATGAATGACCGCATGTTTTCTATTGTTGCAAATAATGAAATTAGTGATGAGTTAGACGGACTGTTTGCTGCCTATAACAAGGTTGGAAAAGATTTTAAAAGTAAATACTTATTAAACGTAGAGTTATTTAGTTTTGGGAAAAACATTACAAATATACAGTCTAGCGAGACAGATGCGGAGTTGTTAAATACGATAGGTTTGGTTATTCAAACTATAAACTTGTCCTATGCTTACGATAATTCGATCAATATCACATATTTAAATAAGGTTGAATTAGATGTGGTTATTCAGCAATTAGATGGTGAGTATGTAGTAGTTTCTGATAATCCTCTTATTGATTCTGAATCTAGGTTGTCTATGCTTGAAATTAAAACGGCTGTTATGAGATTTTTTTCAACGCTAGAATTAAGAGATTTGACTACATACACAACTAATTTAATTCCAAGTAGTGTATTGGCCTATAGTTTATATGGTGATTCATCTAAAAATTCTGAAATAATTGATTTAAACAGTATTTCAAATACTGGATTTGTTGAGGGGATCCAAACTATTACTGAGGCGGTTTAATGGGATTTAAAACTAAAGCTGGAAACTTTATCAATAAGGTTTTTGGTAAGGATATTGTGGTTGAGGTAAATGGCGTTGCTTATTCAAATTTTTTATCAGTTGACGTTAATAGATCGCTAGAAACGATTGCTAATGAATTTACGGTTATTGGAACGGTTGAAAAACTGGAGGACTTCCCTATTGCTTTAGGGGATGACGTGGTTATTTTATTTCATGAAGTATCAATTTTAGATGGGCACGTTGAAATAATATCATCTGAATATAGCAATGACGGGCATACGGTAAAAATATCTGGGCGTGACAGAACATCGGACATAGTAGATGGGACAGTCTTTAATCCATTAGTGATTACTGGCTCAATGACGCTAAAAGCATTGTTGACTAAATTGTTGTTCGATAATGGTGTTGGGAATATCAATGTTATTGATTTAGTGCGTCCAGATATTTTTACAAAAAAAGATCAGATAAATGTTGATCAGGGGGCAAGTTTATTTGAAGTTGTTGATAGGTATTGCGCTAAGCGTCAAGTTATGGCTACAACTGACGGTGAGGGCAATTTGGTAATTACTAGGGGTGGTGAGGGCGTGGAGTATTCCCAAAAGATTATACATAACTATAGTCCATTTTTAGCGTCTCAAAACAATGTTTTAAGTGCTTCAAAATCTGAAAGCACGTTTAATCGTTATAATAAATATATTGTGAAATCACAAAATGACGTTTTAGGGCTTGTTTCTGGCGGTTCTGGTATAGACGTTAAAAAAGATACCAATCAAGATGGGGAATCATCTGATAGAGAAATACGGCCAAGCAGGGTATTAACTATAGTTGATGAAACGGCTGGGGATTCCGATTATTCTAAAAAGCGTGCTGAGTGGGAATCTTCAGTGCGTAAAGCACGTGGGTTTAACTATTCTTGTAAAGTCCAGGGGTTTTTGGTGGATGATTCAAATGTTTGGACACCAAACTGCTTGGTATCGGTAACAGATCAGCGGTTAAATGTGGATGATACTCTTTTAATCAAAGATGTTTATTTTTCATATAGCGTAGATCAAGGAAGTGTTACAGAATTAATAATGGTTAAAAAAGATTCGTATCAAATGGCACCAGATTCACCGTTGTCTTTAGGATTTTTAGGTTTATTTTGATGAATAATATATTGCAAAAATTAAAATCAATGTTTAAATTTGGATATGTGTCTAATATTGAGAATGACGCTGGGGATTTACCTGTGGCGCAATACACATACCATGGGCAGGCTAAAGATATTGTTACTATATATCCCTACGGGTTTTGTGCAAATGCCCCTACTGACAATTTAGCTGTCGTGGTAAACATGGGGACAACAGATCAAAAAATAGTATTTACAGCATCTGGCAAAGATAGATTTAAAAATTTAAAGGGGGGTGAGGTTGTTGTTGGCAATTTTGTTACTGGCGATTTTGTTAAATTCAATGCTGAACAAAAAATAGAGGTTGTTTCTAGCGGTTCAGTTGATATTACAGCCCCAGCCATTAATGTTAATGGCGGAACAACTATAACAGGGGACGTTACAGTATCTGGGGGGCTAACAGTTAGCGGTGACATAACTGGAGGCAGTGTTACTGGTGGCACCGTTTCGACTACTGGCGGAATTGACTTAGATACACATACGCATTTTGTACCTAGCGCACCAGGTAGTTCAAACCCCCCACAATAATGTATAATTGATGTATGGATGGCGTATGCAACCAAAGTTTGAACAGTATATCGTTTGGAAATTCTGTTGCGAATCAAAACAAGGCTTGGTTGAATAAATCAGGGGTTAGCGATAAAATGAATCAACAAAGAGTAAACTCAAACTATACACTTAACGCAATGGCTGAGCAACAATCTAGCACAGCGTGGGGCAAGAAAACTAAGAATAAAGATTATTTGCGATTAAAAATTGACCATGTGGATATAAGCAAGGAGTCTAGCAAAAGTGAATGATATTTATTTATCTAAAAATAGCGATGGTATTTACGACATCACATTTTCTAGTGGGGACTTTAAAAAGACACAGGGGCTTGATACTGCCATTATTAACAGCTTGAATATTGACCAACGTGCAGAAGCGTCAGAAGTTGCTACCCCACAAAATAGGCGAGGGAATATCATTGACGAATTAAACAATGAGAACGATTTTCAAATAGGGTCAAAACTATGGTTATTGTCTCAAAAAAGAGCCAACCAAGAAACAGTGTCATTAGCTGAATCGTATGCATCAGAATGTTTGCAATGGTTAATCGATGACGGCATTGCTCAAACTGTTATAGTATCTGGTATATTAAAGAATGACAATATAGTTTTATCAATTACAATAAAACAGAGCGATGGGACTACGTTTAATAAGTCCTATGATTTATGGTCTAAAACAACAATAGCATAGGTGAATACATGAGTTTATCAATACCAAGTTCGCAACAAATATTCGAGAGAATAAACACAGATATTATTAATGAGTTAAACGAGTTAGACCCATACTTACGCACCAGTTTTATTCGTGCAATTAATGCTGCGGATTCTAAAGCGTTTTATGAGTTATATCAAACCGTACAACAAATGATTGATTTGTATTATAACCCTACAGGTGAGTACTTAGATAAATTCGCTGCTGAATATGGCTTGACACGCAATCCGGCAACGCTGGCAACTGGAAATATTGTGTTTACTGGTACAGCCACATCAACAATTCCAATATCTACACAGGTAACATCTGACGATGGCAATATTTATCAAACAACAGCTGCTGGAACGATAACAGCCACGACATTAACCATATCATCATTGACACGGTCTGGCAGTACCGTGACGGCTACAACGTCTGGCAATCACGGCTTAGCATCTTCATTAAGCGTTGCTATATCTGGGGCTAATGAAACTGAGTATAATGGAACGTATGTAATTAATGTAACTGGGCTAACCACATTTACATATTCAATTACAACAACACCAACTACACCAGCCACAGGGACGATTCAAGGTGATATTGATTATGCGAATGTAGCGGTTACATCAACAGAGTATGGGGCAAGCCAAAATAAAGATGCTGGGGCAAGCCTTGGTTTAGCAAGCCCAATATCTGGTGTTAATGCAACAGCTTATGTGGATTTTAGCGAGATTGCTGGCGGTTCTGACGTTGAAAGCGATGATGATTTTAACACACGTTATATTTTTAGACGGCAAAATTTACCGGCAAACTTTAATAAAACCGATATAATCCAGCAAGCCAAGTTAATTAATGGTGTTACCCGTGTATGGGTTCAAGGTGCTGGCGAGTTTGATTCATCAATGACAGCAACTGGTGTCACTGGTGTCACACGAAACGGCGATTATTTGGCCGTATTTAACAAAACAGCGCATGGGCTATACAATGGGCAAGCAATAACAGTAACTGGGGCGAATCAGGCTGAATACAATGTTGTGCAAAAAAAGATATTAAAAATAGATGCTAATAATTTTGGGTATTTAGTAACTGGCTCGCCATCAACACCAGCGACTGGGACTATTGTCGCAAGTTTCCCAGTAGCCGCCTTAGGCCAAGTTCGTGTC